GGGTATGAATATACAGTCAAATACATAAGTGAAGCTAGAGTTTTAGGTAGTTCAGGAGTTATGGGTAGTAAGACTGATCTACACAAAGAGACTGATGTTGAGGTTAAAGCGTGAAGTTAAAAAACAGACGAGGCAGGTTTATCAAAGATACTTGGTGGAATCGGTTGAGGGTAAAGTGGTGGAGATTGGTTAAGGTGTTGTAACTAAAAAAGTGTTGACAATTCAGTAAAAGAGCGTAAGGTATTACATATCAAGCTCCTTACTGGGTAAAGCTACTAAAGATATAGTAAGGAGTAATGGATGGCGTTAAGACAGATAGCAAATTCAGTTCTACGAAGATTAAGAGAAGATAGTATTTCCTCTGATTGGTCTGGCTCGTATATTGATACCACTTCACTAGATGATTATCAGAAGTTAATTATTGACTTTGTAAATGAGGTTAAGCGTGAGGTAGAGGATGCTTGGGATTGGAGTAGCCTCAGGCGCACTCAGACAGTCACTACAGCGAATGGAACATCTAACTATACAATCACAGGGGCATCACAGAGAATGCGCTTACTGAGCGTTATAGAGCAGTCTAATGGGGTTTATCTAACAGAGGTCTCTGATACTTGGATTAAGCGTGCTCAACAACCAGCCTCTAGCATTTCTAGCGGTCGCCCATCGCATTATTCTATCAACGGCATTAGCTCTGGTGAGCTGACTGTAGATTTATGGTCACAGCCAGATGCAGTATATCAGGTAGACTTTAATATGGTTGATCCGCAAGAGGACTTAGTAAATGCTACAGATACTCTAACGGTCTTGGAGAATATAGTTATATTGGGAGCTTGGAGTAGAGCTATTGCAGAACGAGGAGAGGATGGTGGCTCTATGGTGAGTACAGCACAGGAGAGTTATAGTGGGGCATTGAAAGATGCTATAGCACAAGATATGTCTCGTAATACGAATGACTGGGTAACTATCTAATGGCTGCCCCTCTTCAACCGTTAGTGCTGAATGGGTTAGGGATATATGGTTTAAATACGCAGTCTAACGACTCGTCCTTACCTCCTCAATGGCTTACAAAAGCTGATAATATTATGCTGGATGATAGAGGGCGCATTACATCAAGAAAAGGCGTGAAGCAGGTCTCGGAGAATATAGGCACAGATTCTAGCAATACGCTTATAGTTAAGGCGGTAGGTGAATATAGAAGCACTACAGGTGATGCTACAATTTTTGCAAGTGCAGGTAGTGGTATCTATAAATTAGAAACTACAGGCTCTCCCAGAACAATGACTTTAGAGGTTTTTACAGGAACACCTCAAACTATCACTGATGGTAACTGGCAGTTCTGTAACTTTAACGGCAACTTCTACGGAACACAAGCTAATTATATCCCTATTCATTATGATGGTACTGATTGGATGGATTTGGATGATACCTCTGGATATAACGCTCCCAATAATGTAACCACTTTTAATCCCAGCTCATGCCTTGGTGACTTTGGTAGATTGTGGGTTGGTGGAGTTAGCGAGGGGAAAGATGTACTTTATTACTCAGACACATTAATAGGTCACAAATTCAATACAGGTGCAGCAGGATATGTTGACTTAAAGACTGTATGGGATGGTGATGAGATAGTGGCTTTAGCATCATTCAACGGTCAGCTAATTATCTTTGGGCGAAGAAATATTGCTATATATAACGGTGCTGATGATCCTGACACTATGGCTTTAGATGAAGTTATACAGGGAATTGGTTGTGTAGCTAGAGATTCTGTACAGGCTGTAGGTGATGAGCTGGTATTCTTATCTAATTCAGGCGTAAGGGCTTTAAGTAGAACTAAGATTCAGGATAAGATGCCGCTAACTGATTTCTCTAGAAATATTAAAGATGCGATTATATCTACTACCATATCATCAAATAAGGATGAGGTTAAGGGTATGTATTGCTTGTGTGGTGGATTTTATGTCCTAAGTTTCACAGAGCAGAACGCAACTTATGTATTTGACTTTAAGTATGCTAACGAAGATGGATCACCAAGAGTAACTAAATGGACTTTCTCTAACGATAAACAGCCTAAATCATTCTTATCTACATACGATGGTAAGCTGTATTTAGGGCAGGGAGCTACTAAGTATAAAGGGCGTATAGCTGAGTATGACGGTTATCATGATAGAGAGTATGATGGTGCGGCATATATTAACAATACTTACCAAGGGTCTTACAGGACTGTTTGGTTAGACTTTGAACAGCCTGCCGTTAGTAAGATATTGAAGAGATTATATCTGGTGATTGAGGGTGGGTTTGGAATGTCAGTTGCCTTAAATTGGTACAAGGATTACTCTAGCGTAAAAGGCACTAGATCATTAGTTATTAATGATGGGGCGGTCTCCTATCTTTACGGTGATGTAGCATCTCTATATGGAGCGGCTAAGTTTGCACCTATGGGGTCTCCTAAAGAGTATAAAGTGGCTTTATCTGGCGCTGCAAAAGTATTGCAATTGGAAATGATAGGAGTAATTAATGGGTATAAGGCTAGTATGGCTAGTATGATTATTCACGCAACCAGAGGGAAGATAGTATGACAGAGCAACCTTGGTGGATGAAGTCAATATCCTCTCACCCTTATTACACTACTCCAACCAATAATCCTGATACTTATTATGGTTTTGGTGGTCAGGCGTTCACTCCAAATAAGAGAGAGTTAGCAAGATCATCACAGGCAGTTACAGTAACACCACAAGGAATGCTACAAAGAGAGCCTAGTGGTAGTTTTGATTTTGGTGGTGATAGTTCAGGGTTAGGTAGCCAAGATTTCCATAGTCAGTTTGGGATGGAGCAACCTACAGTTGATAATTGGACTGATTTTGGTAAGGCTATATCAACTCCTGCTAAATATGCAGGTATGGCGGCTCTTGGTCTTGACCCTGCTAACGCAATGTTTAATGATGTAACTGGCGTAATGGTTAATGATGTTAGATCTAATCTTTCACCTGAAGTACAGCGGGCGGCTCAATATGGTATGCTAGGTTATGGTTTAGCGACAAATCCTGTATCAGCAGGCATAGGATTAGTTGCAGGTCAGTACGGAGCTTATGATCCAGCAACAGGTAAGAATTTAAGTCATTATACAGCATCTAATATAGGCTTACTTGCAGCTAATCCATTATTAGGTTTAGCTTCAATAGCTTATGATAAATTGACCGCTCCTAGCTGGGAGAGTAAAGGAGTTGATGACTGGACTCCAGAAGAGTTTAATGATTGGTATAGTGCTCAATATGACCCTGCTGATCTTACAGCTCCTCCAAATATCACAAATTACTATCAAGATTCAGATGATGGCTGGGGTGTAGATGGTTATTCGGATATGGAAGCAGAAGGTGGATTCTACGGTACTGATGATAATTACGGTCTAGCAGATAGTGGTCCAAGTGATTACGGTGGTGGTAATGATAGTGGAGGCGATAGTTCTGATGGTGGCGGTTTTGGTGGTGGAGATACAAGTGGAGTTGATTCTGGCGATGGTAGTGCTGATTCAGAGGGTACAGATTCTGGCAATGGTGGAAGTGGTGACTCTGGTGATTCTGGAGGTTCAGTAATCTGCACAATGTATCGTGATGGTGGAGATGTAAGTCAGTCAGACTGGATGATGTGCCAGAAATATATCAAATATGAGTCTTACGAAACATATAAAGGGTACTTAATGTGGGCTACCCCTCTAGTTGAGGCGGCTAAAAAATACCCCTTACTTTACTTGGTAATGAGACCGTTATGGAAGTTATGGGTAAAGGAGATGGTGCATAGAGTGCGCCCAGCAAGAAAAGGGTCTATCATAGGTAGTCTAGTACTGTCTGTAGGTGGCTATATCAGCAGGAAAGTCTTTAGTGGTAGGGTTCGTAACAGTAAATTAGCAGTTAATTAGGAGAGGTAAGATGGCTTGGTATGATAGTTGGAATGATTTTGGAACTGCGGCTGGTAATGTAGTAGATACGGCTGGCGGTTTATTTGGTGTAGGAGATACGACAAAAGGTATTACAGGTTGGAATCAGTACGGCACTCCACAAATGGGAGTGACAGATACTAGAGGCTGGGGTGATGTTGCTAAAGATGTAGGTGGTCTTTACCTTGACTACAGGCAGGGACAGCAAGCAGAAGATGCAGCAGCTAATACTTTAGCCTCACAGAGACAAGCTAGTGCTGAGGCATTGAAAAGGGCACAGCCTTGGGATATTAGTGCGCCTACAGGAGTGGCATCTTTTAATCCTGAAACTCAGCAGGGAATGATGGGGCTTACTCCTGAAATGGAGGCTTACCGTAAGATATTTATGACAAGAGCGCCTAGTCACGCAGCGGCTATAGCACCTTATGAGCAAGATCCTTTTGGTTCTGCACAAGCACTTTACGCAAAAGAACAGGAGTTATATGCACCTGAGCAGGAGAGACAGAGACTTGCAGCGGAGAAACGCTTGGTATCACAGGGAATGTTTGGCTCTAGTGGTGGTGGTGCTCAAATGCAAGCTCTATTAGACGCACAGGGTCAGCAAGATTTGGCTAGACAGAACTCTGCTTACGCTAGATCACAAGCAATGATTGATCTGTACAGAGGTCGTGAGATTGGAGATATTGAAGCTGCATCACAGATAGCTGCACAGCCAATTAAGTTAGCAGAGCTTGGTAGAGGAATAGGTAGTGGATTAACTGGTGTAATAAATACAGGCTTATCTAATACTTCAACGGCTCTTACGAATTTAGGTGATACACAAGCCGCTAAGGGTTCATTCTGGAAAAGCATACTTTAGGAGTTAGTAATGGGATTATTTGAGCAAACAACACTAGCAGAGCAAGCTGCAAGAGATAATGAGGCTATGCAGATAGCTAAGTTACCTGCTGGTAGAGCACCTGTATATTATGCTGCACAAGCGGCTGGTGATTTAGGTAGGGGCGTAGGCGGCTTATTTGGAATTAAGAGTAAGGCAGAAGAGTTAGCTCTGAAAAAGGATAAAGTTAGAGAGACTATATTTAACGCACTACCTGATGACTTAGCAACTAACCCTAAGACTATGTACAAGGGGGCTACAATGCTTCTAAGGGCGGGTGAGACAGAGATGGCTCATAAGATGATGGAAGCCGCTAGGAAGCTAACAGAGGCTCAGAAAACTACTACAGGTAAGCCTACTGATAAACAGATTTGGCTTAGCATGAGGCTTACCCAATGTCCCGCAGGTGATACAGCTTGCCAACAAAAGGTTTATGATGATTACGATGCAATGATGATGGGTGGTAAGAAAACCGCTGGAACAGAGATGGAGAGGCGTTTTGCCGCAAGAAGAAGTGGATGCAATAATGATGAGTTGTGCCTTGATACGGTTAATAAGGATGAGACCGCTTATTATAAACGAAAGATAGAGGGGGATAAGTCTGAAGATAAGAAGTGGAAGCATGATATTGCCGCAAAAACCAACTCTGTAAGAACGGCTGCCATTGAGATGGGTGTTCCTTTAACCGAATCTCAGATTGAATATATTGTAACTAACTCGAAAGACAGTCTTGTATTTAGTCCTACTACAGGGCAGGTAGTTGACACGGTAAAAGTTCTAATTAATGGTTATCGTGACTCATACGGTGATGGTGGTGAGGCGGGAGGTGATAGTGGCTTTATTAGTACCCCAGCAAGCCTCCATATAGCAGAGCAGACTAAGTATAGGAAAGAACAGGATGCGGACAAGAAAAAGTTGGATGCAGAAAGGCTGGAAATCGCAAGGAGAGCTGAGAAGCGAGCCAATGATGCATTGAAAGTGGGTGATAAGAGGTATACAGGTGGTAGGGTTACAGATCTATCTGAGTCGCTCACTAAGACTGGAATACCTCCTTTAGAGGCTAATCTATCCAGAATGGAGGATCTTATTGTCCAACACAATGGAAATCTGCCAGGGATAAATATTGCAGAGCAGTTCTCTCAGTCATCTGAGGCAAAAGAAGTTAAGTCAGCATTAGCATCTCTTGTTAATACTATTCGTCACGCTAAGTTTGGATCAGTGCTAACGGCAGGTGAGATAGATGCATTGAATCAGGAGATACAGGGAACTGCCCTACCGACAGATTCAGATATTACTAGGTGGGTTGGACGACTTAGGAAAGTAATTGAGACAGAGAAAGGAAATATATTTGCTGGTTACGGTGATAATGTAACTAGATTGTACTGGGGCAGGAGTGGAGCTGTTCAGTATAAAACACCTACCTCTAACAAAAAAGATGGTGGTGGGTCAGGAAAAGTATCTGCAAGTAAAATAAGATCTGATGCGGTAAAGTACGGATGGACTTCAGAACAACTCAATAATGCTTTAATAAAATACGGAGAAGAATAATATGGCACATCCAACCCCTGAGGAACTGTACGGTACTGGTGGCGCACAACCTATATGGAAGCCAGAGGAAATGCGTGTAACTATCTCTCCTGAGGATCTGTACGCTCCAGAGCCTGGTCTTATGGATGAGATAGGTCAAATGGGTGGAGGGATTGCTGGAGGGATTAAAGGTGCGGCTGAGGCTTTTTCGAAAGCACCAGCTATGCCGCCTTGGTCAAAGCCTGTAGCAGCGATTGTAGGTGGTGGGGTAGGCGCTTTCTTGGGCGGTGGTGCTGGTGAGGGAGCGCAACAAGTATATCAAACTATGACAGATGACCCGCTCGCTCCTGAGAATTGGCAAGAGTCTACGCAAAGAATCTTTGAGGCTGGTGGAGAGGAGGCGCTATATGATGTGGCTGGCTCGACTCTTTTTAAAGGCATTGGTTTAGGATGGAAAGCTATAAGACCTAAGCCTGTTGAGGGGATCGAGGATGTTCAGGCTATACTCAGCACTCACGGAGGGAGGTTGTCAGCTTCTCAAATGACTGATAATAGCCTAGTTCAGACTATTGAGGGATTGGTGGAGGCTTCTTGGGGCGGTAAGGCGCTAAGAGATCTTAGGACTTCAAATGATATAGCGATACAAAACTATACATCTGACTATCTTAGTAAGTTAGCTGATGGTGCAGCAGATGGATTATCAGAGGAGGGGCTGGGCAGGTTATTTGTAAGCACGATTGAGGGCGGTAGGTCAGCGCACGGAGAGACAGCCAAAGGGATGTTTGGTGCTCTAGACAGAGAGTTTCAATCTCGTACACAGAGACTTATAACACCTGAGACAGGCGCTATTAATGTTATTCAGCCTGTAGATACTTCAGGCATCCGTAAGGTGGCTAATGATATATTAGCTATACAGCAAGAGATTGGTGGAGCTACCTTAGGGGATTATGGTGGAGCTGTAATTAAAAAAGCATCAAGTATAAATGACAGAATATCATTTAAAGCAGCACAGGAGTTAAGGTCAGGACTTCTTGCTAATTTAAGAGGGTTGAAAGGTGCTGTTGGAGAGGGTAAGACACAAGGGGCTTTTTCCAGACTATCTGCTTCGATAGATACAGCAATGGAGCAAGCGGCTAGGGACTCTGGAGATTCTCAGGTGATAGATGCTTGGAGAGGTGCTAATGGCTTCTGGAGAAAAGGGAAGACCCTTATGGACACTGAGTTCTTGGGGAAGTTAATAAATAAGAATCCAGAAGTTATCGGTGAAACCATTTTTAGCACAGGTAATGTTAGCCAAATCAAAGAGGCAAGAAGAGCGTTAAGAGCTACCGCAAAGTTCACAAGGGGAACTGGTGAGGCTATTCAGTTTTCTCCAACTTGGAAGAAGATGCAGTCTGGGTATTTATCAAATCTAATCGGTAAAGTTTCAGATCCGCAGACTGGTGAATTATCTGTTAGGAAGCTAAAGAGCCATTTTGTTAGAGGCACGCCTCAGAATAGAACCTTGCTAAACGCATTTACTAAAGAGCAAAGAGAGGGATTGAAGATCTTTGTTAATGCTATTGAGAGATCCCAGAAAAGACCGCAGGGAGCTGGAACATTTATGGTTACTGTTGGTCAGGCTGGGCTTGTATTGACAGGAGCAGGGATGGGGGCTTTTGCAGGGGTAGATGTAACTAAGGAGCTTGTTGGATTTACTATAGCTCCTGCTATATTAGCCAGAGGATTAACAAACCCTAAATTTGCAAGGCTTATATCGAGAGGTGCTAATATGAAGGCTGGTGGCGCTCAGTCTGGTGCTGTTCTAGCTAAGATTATGGCTTCACTTGGGTATTTTGGAGAAGAATAATGGGTAACTTCCTAAGAGGACAGCGTTTATTTAGCCGACCTTCAAGAGGTGGTTGGGTATTAGATGCAGATTACCCAGATGCTATGAAAGATGCTA